GAAAAGACACTTTTACTGAAAATAATGCTAGACGCTTTATGATTTTCAGAAACTATACAAGACAAGGTGATATGGCTTCAACTTTACGAGCTGACGAAAAGCTTGCTGAAATTGTGCATAATAGAGTTTCATATTATCATCACTTAAATAATACTTCAGTAATGGCAGGATTAAAAGGTAGACTAGATATTAGACCTGGAATGATTGTAGATTTACAAATTAAAAATTTAGATGGTATTAGTGCTAGTATTGGTATTAACCAAACTATGTCTGGAAGATATTTAGTGCAAAGCACGATGCATAGCAGAGATGATGAAGGAACTTTAAATACCATGTTAAAGATGGCTAAATTTGATTGGAGTGCACAAGCACAAACAAAGATTGCAGAGAGCGCAGATGCTCCTAGGAGTACATAATGTTTGAAACTGGAATTGGAATTAAAAATCCGTTATTCTTTATAGGTGTTATAGAAAATAACGTAGATCCTCGTTTAGAAGGACGAGTGCAAGTACGAGCATTTGGTATACACGGCACTAACAAAGAAATACCTAGAGAATCTTTACCTTGGGCTGTAGTATCACAAGGCAATTATGACGCTAATAATATTCCTAGAGTAAACGCTTGGGTGTTTGGAGTATTTTTAGACGGCAGAGATGCACAAACACCAATGGTCTTAGGTCTAATACCAACACAATTTGCAGATCCGGTAGATCCCGATAAAACTGGTTGGGGTTGGATTCCAGATACAGATGGCGAGTTACTTGCTCGTGGATCAGATCCTGAAAACTTTGGTCAGCCGCAACAATCAAGATTACTACGCGGTGAAGATATTCAAGCAACTCACGTATTACAACACGAAGCCGGCAGAACATTAAATGTTAAAACTGCGGCGGGCGATACTTGGGATGAACCAGGTTCTGCTTTTAATACACAATATCCGCACAATAAAGTTATTGAAACCGCGTATCACAGTATTGAATTAGATGATACTCCTGGTGGAGAAAGAATTACCATCTTTCATAAGTCAGGATCTTATGTACAAATTGATTCTCGTGGTACTGTTACAGAAAAATCAACTGGTGATAAATTTGAAGTAATCGACAGAAAACAACACGTTGTCGTTAGTGGATCAAGCACTGTTACAATTAATGGCAATAGTTATGTGTATGTTAAAGGTAACAAGATAGAAGAAATTGAAGGTGATTTACAAACTAAAGTACACGGCAATCATTTGCTTTCAGTTGGTGGTCAATCAACTATTAACGCGTCTGAGCAAGTTCAAGTACGAGCAGCTGATATAAGAATTGAAGCAAACGTTGGCACAATGTCTGTTAACGCTGCAAAAGAATTAAATATTTCCGCTGGTGGCTTCGAAGGTATTGTTCCAAAATACGGCGCAATTTCTGTTAAAGCAGAAAAGATTATGATTGACGCAACTGATAAATTGCACTTGCGCGGCAACACTCAAGTTAATATTCAATCAGTAGCTGAAATGAATTTATCTGCTATTACAATAAATCAACTTTCGGCAAATTGGTCTGCGCACAGCAGTTTAGCTACAAAAATTTCTTCTACATTAACTACAGATATTAGTGCAGGCATTGATCTTACAATTGGTGGTACTGTACAAACAAATATTAGTTCTGCATTTGTTAATATTGGTGAGTTTGTTAATCTTGCGCCTGTTACAACAGTTTTACCTCCAGTGCCTGCAGGATTAACAGTGGTACCGAAATTTTTAATTCCACCTGTTTTACAAAAGCCTTTTATTCCTCAGTCTCCATATCCCGAACTTGCTTTTAGAGCAGATAAAGTACAAGCGCCTGAGCCAGTTGCTAAATCAACATCTATTGTTCCTGCAGTTGAACCCGGTTCAATGGGCAGTAGTGGTTTTTCTGCTAATGATCACGACGGCGAAGGTTGCAATAATCCAGCGCTAATTGTTCGTATTCCTAATCCTTCTTCTAACATAGTAACATCTTCAGCACAAGGCGCTCTTGCGCCATTACTTGACTTTATTGGAAATAAAGAATCAAAAGGATACGACGATATTAATGGATTAGTTTCTAGATCTAGATATCCAACTAAGAAACTAACACAAATGACTATGAAAGAAATTCTTGATTGGCAAGAGAGCATTGACAAATTTCAAGATTCAGAGGCTGTTGGCAGATATCAAATTATGGAAGATACTTTGCGCGGATATAATAACGACAAAACTAAAGGTTCAGAAAAAGATTCGCTTTATGCAAAAGCTGGTTTAAGTTCTGGCTCTTTATTTAGTCCAGAAAATCAAGACAAGTTAGCAACATATTTAATACAGTCAGAAGGATTAAATAAATTCTTAAGTGGAGAAATTTCTAGAGAAATATTTGCTAACAAACTTGCCAGCGTATGGGCAGCATTACCACTTGTAGATGGTCCAAATGCTGGTAAAAGCAATTATAACGGAGACAGAGCTGGTAATAAAGCAACTGCTACAATTCAATCATTCTTAGATGTACTTGATAAAGTAAAATCTGGATATGCGGCAAATAATGGGAGTAGAAGATAATGAAATGTACATGCCAACCAGGAAAAGGCCTTTGCTTTAGTTGCTTAAGTCCTATAGAAGAAAGAAATTTTGTAAAGGCTGGTTCTCCAGTTAATGGCAATGGTGAGTTAACTCTTAATCAAATTGATATTTTTGAAGAGCAATTTATATCTACTATTGTTGCTGACACAGAACAAAATCCATTGTCTTTAGCAGTAAAACAATATGGAAATACTTTTTATGACGTAACAAATGCTATCAATAACGACTTTTTAAAGAGAGCCTTTATTGCTGAAAGAATACCAGAATACCCAATATTATCTGAAAGATTAAAGAGGGGCGCAATCACGCCTTTAGAATTTGCTGCTTTTATTAAAGAAAGTAACTATACGCCAGCTGCCGCAATCGTATCGTCTAACGCTAATGGTCCAAGATTTCTAAATGAACTAGAAGCGTTTTATAATGGAGACTTTTCTGTTAGTATTCTTGGTGGTTTTTGTTCTTTGATGACAAATATATTTGGTGTAATTAATGCTTTCTTTGATTTGGTTGATACACTTAATGCGCTATACGAAGATGCGTTGAAGTTTATTGAAAAAATTAAAAACATTGAAGACGCGATTAAAGCTGCTTTTGAAAAACTAAAAGTAAAAGCTTTAATTGAAGCAATTAAAAAGAAAATAGTTGATATGATTGAGCAAGCAATCATAAAAGTTTGTATGGCAATCTCTAACTTTAGTGTTGAATCAATTACCGGCCCAATTACTAGCGCAGTCGAATCAAGAATTGTTGTTAAAGTTGAAGAAGAGAAAGCTACAATAGGCGAATTTTGTAATGTGGAAAATATTAGAAGACTTGTAGCAAAAATTAAAAGACTAATTGATTACGCAGTAAGTTTGTTTTCAAATCCTTCATTCGAAGAAATTCAATTTTTAATTGCGCGTCTTTGCGCACTAGCAACCGGTCTTGAAGGTTTGTTTAAAGGTCTAAAAGCTCCGCTTAATAATTTTGGCAATAGATATGACGAAGTTTTTAATACCATTAGTAACGCTTCTAATCGTGTAACCGGTGAAGCAATTAGATCTGGTGCTATAAGAATGTCAGAAGAGAGCAAGAGACAACAGATAAATAATGCTAAAGATGTGTGGGAAAAAGCAGGTAATGTAAGGACTCCTACTATCAAGGAATATCGTGATGTTCCTTCATATAAAGACATAGAAAAAGCAAGTAGTAGTACCGGCGTTTTGGTTGGTATAATACCTGATGTTGTATTGCCTACGCCTGTAACATTACCTAATATTCCTAATGGTGTTTCGGTTGGTATAATACCTGATGTTGTATTGCCTATTCCCGGATCATTACCTGGAGTAGTGGCTAATATTCCTTCGCCTACTACAACAGATAGTGCACCATCATTAAAATTTTCAGGATGCTGGGTTTCAGAAATGAATCCACCATCAGAGGGTTGGACAAAGCTAGATATGAACGTAAAAGTTTATCTTGTAAGATTACAAAAAGCTGCACAAAAAGCTGGACTTATATCCGGTCCAATTTATATAAACAGCGGATGGAGAAGCGTACAATATAATGCTAAAGTAGGTGGTGCAAAATCATCTCAACACTTAAACGGGCTTGCAGTAGACATCGTGTGGGATGGATTTGTAGCAAAAAGCGATAAGACTAATCAGTTTGTTGCTCTTGCAAGAAAAGAAGGATTCAGGGGAATCGGATTGTACAATAGTTTTGTGCATCTAGATATAGGCCCAGTAAAACAATGGGATAAAAGGAGTTAAGAATGGTAGCGACCGTATTTACGGGTAAGAGTAAGAAGATTACACTGTATCAAGATTTTAAAAAGAATCTTGAGAAAAGCCCAGTGTCGTCCGATTTAACCGTTCTTAAAGATGAAGACTCTGTAAAAGAATCTATTAAGAATCTTATTCTTACGGACCGTGGTGAAAGGTTAATGCAACCAGATTTAGGCGGCAATATCTCAGGAATGTTATTTGAAAACATTACGCCTGCTACACTTATATTAATACAAAACAACATAAGAACAACAATAGATTTATATGAGCCTAGGGCAGAACTTATTGATGTTATTGCTAGTTCAAATATCGATGACAATGTCGTAAAAGTTGAAATCGCTTTTTATATTACGAATGTACAACAGCCTATT